CTGCTATTAAACTAGAAGGAATTTTTCCAATTGCCATATTTGATTACCTTTAACCTTTTTGTATAATATTAGATAACGGGCCAGTAACTGTAGCCACCTTGGCGGAAATTGCGCCCGTTACTTGATTTTCTGCAGAACGTATTGCACCAGTTATTTGATTTCCTGCAGAATTGACTGTTGTTTGTAAATCTGTTACGGCTGCTTGCACTTGAGCAAATGGATTTTTAAGGCCAGCTGCCAAATTAGCATAATCAATAGTTGCTTTAGATATTGGATTGCCGCCTGCTGTAAATCCTTGATATAATGCTGTTTTATCTTGTGGTGCCTGAGGTGGTTTATTCTCAGAGGAAGTAGGCGTGATTACAACACCATCTGATGAGGTTGCTGGATGTGCAGCAGGCGGAGATGAATCATCTCCACGTACATTTAACGGAGCAACAGTACTACTTAGGCCAACTTTAGATCCAGATTTGATGTAGTCGTCAATTGGAGTAGGTACACGAACATATTGTAGTACTTGAGTAAATGCTCCGTTTTTAAATACGTTGTTTACTTCAATGATTTGAAATATACCACTAAAACCAGTCAGTTGTTTATCAATTACTCCCTTAGCCCCAATATCCCCAGGATTGTAAAAATTCAATTGAACATACACATCGCCAGCTAGTGCTGCGGCTTCGCCGTTGCCTGCATATTGTCCTTGTATACTATTGGGCAATATGTAATTATTAGATCCCCCACTAATAAGAAAATAAGGATCTCCTAAAATAGTTATTTCTCCCTCAACTAATGATGTAGGCGAATCCATTAAATTTTGATGAAATATATTCACGTTTGCTAGTATAGCATCACCTGGTGTGGGCGCTGCTTTTGGATTTTCCTCCAATACATATGGCGGGCTTCTCCAGGGTGCAAATGGAATTGCACGAAGGCCAGCTTTAGTTGGAGCTTTGCTAAAAGGTAATTTTGGATTAGTGTTGCCAGTTGCAGCATCGCCCTGCTGAGAACCAGGTTGTTGATCAGCGCCAAGTGTTGGATTTATTACAGAATAATATGCAAAATTAAGATTAATTTTAAAATCTAATACATCAGTATTCAAACCTGTATAGATATAATCGTATTTTCTTAATACAAGTGGTTTAATATCATCTATACTTGTAATATTATTATATTGGCCTGGTACTCTATGGTAAGCAGTTCGAGTAGGAATAACTTGATAAGTCCAAATGACTGAATGACGTCCAGTTAACCAATTTATTTTATCCTTATCCACTGTTTTTTTCAATACTACTCTAAACAGTTTGGCTTGGCGGGCGGCATTGACAAAACTGTCAATGTTTCCTCCATCGTATGATGCTTTAATTAAATCGGTTATATATTTGCTTTTAAAAATTATAGCTTCAATTTTTTCTTTAGTGGGAATTGATGGATCAGATGGTGAAACAAACAGGCGACGAGGGTCTGTTGCAGCCAGTTGTTCAATTTCCTGTGGTTTCATGCTATCAGTACTAAATGTGGGGTCAAATTCATAGGCTGCAATTTCATTGTCAACATTTTCAGAAACTGTACCATTTTCTGCAATAGTTGGAAATTCTACTTTATAAGTATCCCAATTTGGATTACCAATTTGTATAGCAGCGTTTTTGGCCGCTAGGGTCATTTTTTGCATTAAATCTGTTAATTGTGCCTTAACGTTACTGCCCTCTGGGCTCATAGATGTTTTAGCAGTTTCCTCCTCAGTAATTGCACCATATGCGCTGGGAACTGATTTGCAAATATATTTGGTTCCCTCGTGAGTAATTGTTGTTTGTACGTCAAAAATAGTAATAGGAAAAAACCGAATTGCTGGTTGATTGACTGAAGGATCTATAATTGGTACAGGTTTACCTCCCGTATCATCATCTTTATATCCTATAAAATCTACTGCTAACACAAAGTTGCAATCTAAATAACTGTAATAACCCGCCGCTAGGGCCGATGCCTGTAACGCCTCAAAAAAACCAAATGAACTATAGGGCTCAATAACAGTAAAATTAATTTCGTAACCAATGGCAGTGGTAGTTTGTTGATTACTAGCAATTACTGCTTTGATTTCAACATCGTCAATGAACATATCAAATCTGCCAGAACTATTTTTATTATATTCCTGTATGACTTCACTAGTGGTAACAGGTACATAAGACGTCCCAGTTTCTTTTTCTACGGCCTGTTGGGCTGCGTATACTGCTTTTGATTGATCTATTACAATTTGATTAATAGATTCACCAATGGCTTTGGCCAACTTGGGGTTGTTATCTGCAATAGCGGCTGCTTGGGCAGCTCTTTGTGATTGTAAGACTGCATCAAAAGCAGTTATATCTGCACTTGTTGGCGCATTAAGCACCTTATTTTCAGAGTCTTGAACTACATTGTTTGCTTCGGGCCTATTTTTTCCTTTGGAAGACAACACTACATATTTTAAATCGTCAGTGTTTTCAATTTTGTAATTTGCAAAATTATTAAATTGATCAAAAGTTAGAGATGCAATTGTAAAATTATAATTAAATGATCTATATTTGTTCAATACATTTGTGCCAAGTTTAGCTGGGCCAGCTCCCGATGGTGCCGAATTTTCTTGTAAAAACTTGTCTCTATTACCAATTGCAAGTGCCTGTGCAGCCTTTTCATCTTCAATTCTTTTTTGTTCTTCAGGACCCTGTGGCAAAGTTTTTGCAAGAAGTTGGCGCTGCTGGACACTATCCCTTTTATTCAAATTGGTGTTGGCAACTGCTTGTTGTGCTGCGTCATAAGACATTTTGGATATTTCGAGAGGTGTTGAAGTACCTGGTGGAGTATTATAATAATGTATCTTACCAGATGAATCGGTACTTACGGATAAATTAGGACCAGCCATCTTATATTCCTAAACTTGTTTTCATTAGTGTCAACTGAGGCAAGTAAATCTGAACGCCCACAATCATATCAAATACAGGATCTTGTAGTATTGTTGGATTCCTGGCCGAAAATACCCACCATAATTCAACATCATTGTATAGGTGATAGGCCAATAAGTCGGGTCTAAATTCATAAATTTTAGGAATTGTGTATAGTATATCATCAGTTGAAGTAGGCACAGGTCGATAATTTATAACATCAAGATATCCTAGACCTGCTGATGTGGAATAATATGGACTTTTTGAACTGTATTGAGCCATTATAGAAGACCTCGTTTGCGGGTTTCGCCGCCGAACCATTTGGGAACGGTGGCACTAAGCATCTCTTCCCTACTATACATTATTTTACAATTTACAATGATAGTGCTTTTGATAGGAACTAAAGCCTCACCAAAAACATTATCTTGAGCATTTTTTGATAAGGGGTAGTAATCCACATCAGTTGGTAAATCATGCCTGAAACTTGCAATAGAAACAGGAACATTATCCAACATATAATCACCATAAGCTAATAATCTGCAAATTGGCGGCGGAGCACCTCTCAATTCATCACTAAAACCAAATCTTCCTTTAGTCAAAGCCCGTAATAAATGTATGGTGGATAGCAATGCCAATGCATCTCGATCGTTCTGTACTGTAAAAACACCTTGGATACCAATATCACTGATTGAACTGTTTTTGTAAAAATTAAATGTATAATTACTGTGCAAGGGATTTTGAGAAGAATATTCAGCCTTGTATTCAATGCTAATTTGTGGTGTATAAGGAAATATAATTCCCCGTTGTGCCTTACCAGCATTGGTATCAGAATGTTGATAAGACGTTGGAACTTTTATTCTAACTCGTAAATCTTTTTTTCGATTTGATATTATAAAATTAGTATCGAGATTTTTTGCGGGATTGGCCCCTGCGGATACTTTCCCATCAGCGGTTCCCCCACCGCCCACAATACTATTATTAGTACTAGCAGATTGCGAAAAATTCAACGCTGCTGCATCTCCCAATACTGAATTGGCAAAATTGTCCGCATATGCACCCACTACTGGAGCGTTTTCATATTGTTTGGCAATATATTCTTGATATGCACTGGGTTTGAGAGCCATAAATAATTATTCCTTGATACACTATTTAACCTATAAATAATGTGCTAAGATAATAAGATTTGGTTGACACTTGCCAATTCTGTGCTATACTTAAAGACATAGGGAAAATAAAAACAACAATATGACTACAATATCCATCGCACCATCTGGTAGAAAGGTAAAATACTTAAACAATAAAGACTTGTTAGCAGAAATACATCGTAGCAAATGTTCATTCTCAAGTTTTACTCAGCCAGAATATCAACAACACGATATTATTTTATCCAGTTTAGATAAGATTAACATTAGAACAATAGCAGATGCTAAAAGGGCTCAAGCCAAAAGATTAGGCCTACTGGCATTTGCAGCAGCAAGAGCAAGTGGTGACAAGAAAATCAAACTTGCAGAATGTACAGCAGACTATAAAACAATTGCCAAAACGGATATAGTGATCCGTATTATGACATTTGACCATATACCACTTGCTCCAGGGCGTAAGAAAACTGTTAAAAATACTGCCGACAGTCACGACAAAGTAAACTTTCCTCCTTTCCAACATTGGAAGTTTAATGATCAGGACGAATTGATATGCGTGGGCAAGAGTCATTGGAAAGGTTCAGTAGACAAAGGGCACTTTAGCAAGGATCACGGACGCATTACAGAAAATCTTGGCAAGATGTTTATCAAACTAAGTGAACGATATGCCCAACGTAGTAACTGGCGCGGTTATACTTATGTTGATGAAATGAAAGGACAGGCTATCCTACAACTAAGCCACATTGGATTACAGTTTGATGAATCCAAATCAGAAAATCCATTTGCATATTACACAGCGGCAGTGACCAACTCCTTTACTCGTATTCTTAATATTGAGAAAAAGAGTCAAAATATCCGTGATGACTTGTTAGAAGAAGCAGGCTTGACTCCAAGTTTAACTCGTCAAAACAGTCAAGGGTACGCAGAAGAAATTGCTCGACAGGCAGAACTATATAAAAATATGCGTAGACCTAAGAGCGAAACAGTATCTGAAGAAGAAGAAATAGAAAACGAAGATATTTAATTTGACTTCTGTAATACAGACCGCTATACTTAAAATAGGAGAATTTATTAATGAGCCTATTTAAAAAGGTAGCGGTTTTTACCGACCTTCACGTTGGACTTAAATCCAATTCAACAACACATTTAAGAGATTGTGAAGAATTTGTAGACTGGTTTATCAGCGAGGCTAAAAAAGCCAATTGCGAAACTTGTATTTTTATGGGCGACTGGTCGCACAATAGAAATAGTCTCAACTTATTCACCCTCAATACATCAATTAGCCTATTAGAAAAATTAGGCGCAGCATTTGAACAGTTCTTTTGGTTCCCAGGTAACCACGATCTGTTCTACAAAGACAAGCGTGACATTCATTCCAGTGCCTTTGGTCGGCACATTCCAGGTGTCACAATCGTAGATAGTGTTACAACACTTGATGATGTCACCCTTGTACCTTGGCTAGTGGGCGAGGAATGGAAGAATTTAGGTAAAATCAAAAGCAAATATATGTTTGGGCATTTTGAATTGCCCTTATTCTATATGAATGCTATGGTGCAAATGCCCGATCACGGCGAACTAAGCCCGGGACACTTTGTACATCAGGACTATGTGTTTAGTGGACACTTCCACAAACGTCAAAACAAAGAACGAATTTGGTATATTGGCAATGCCTTCCCGCATAATTTTGCAGATTCGTGGGACGATGACCGTGGTATGATGATTTTAGAATGGGGAGGCGAGCCACAATTTGTTAATTGGCCCAACTGTCCCAAGTTCCGTACACTTAAATTAAGCCAACTACTCGATGATACAGACAATATTATGAAGGGTAAGATGCACTTAAAGGTAAATCTGGACATTGATATTACCTTTGAAGAAGCCAACTTCCTAAAAGAAAAGTTTGTGCAAGACTATGATATTAGAGAGATTAGTCTAATCCAAGATAAAGTTAACTTGGATGGTACTGTAGATGAAAACCCCGACAGCCTATTTGAAAGCGTTGATCAAATTGTCACTGACAGTTTAGTTAACTTAGAGAATGGCCAATTTGACAAAAACACACTTTTACAAATTTACAACGACCTATAAGATGTTTGATATCAATAATTTAACCGTAAAGAATTTTATGAGCGTGGGTGCGCAAACCCAAGCCGTGGATTTTAAACAAGAACAACTAACTTTAGTACTGGGCGCCAACTTGGATTTAGGTGGCGACGATACTGGATCACGTAATGGAACAGGTAAAACTACAATTATCAATGCACTAAGTTATGCATTGTATGGACAAGCACTGACTAATATCAAGAAAGAAAACTTGATTAACAAGACTAACGGTAAAAATATGTTAGTCACAGTGGAGTTTGAAAAGAATGGTAACAAATATCGTATTGAGCGCGGGCGTAAACCCAATGTACTTAAACTGTTTGTAAACGATAACCAACTAAAAACTGAAGATTCGGAGGACGACAGTCAGGGAGATAGCCGTGAAACACAAAAGGCCATTGAACAGATGTTGGAAATGTCACATACAATGTTCAAACATCTTGTGGCATTAAACACTTATACCGAGCCGTTCCTAAGTATGCGGGCTGCTGATCAGCGTGAAGTTATCGAGCAACTGCTGGGTATTACATTGCTGAGTGAAAAGGCAGAGATACTAAAAGCATCTGTTAAAACTACAAAAGATAGTATTGTAGAAGAAACTGCTAGGATCGATGCTACCAAACGTGCCAATGATAACATTCAAATCAGCATTAATTCACTTGAATTAAAGAGTAAAGCGTGGGAAAGCAAGAAGGAAACTGACTTGACGTCACTTGTAAACAGTATACAAACCCTAGTTACAGTTGACATTGAACAAGAATTGGCAGCACACGCTCAGTTAAAGGTGTGGGAAGAAAACAATACTAAGATTAATAATCTTAATAAACAAAAATCTACGCTAGAGTCCGCAGTTAGTCAGGCTGACAAAACTGTTAAGAAGTATCAAAAGGAACTGGCCAGTTTAGGTAATAAGACTTGTCACGCTTGTGAACAGGAACTGCACGATCATAAACACGAAGAAATGACTGCAACTGCCAATCAACACTTGGCTGATGCATTAACTTACTTTGATAAAGTCAGTGGAGATTATCTTAAAGTTGTAGAAGAACTGGGTACAGGTGATCAACCTCGCAGACCCATAACATTCTACGACACAGAAGCAGAAGCACTGGGACACAAAAATAATTTAGACAGTTTAGAACGCAAGTTAACTGAGAGAGCAGATGATGTAAACCCATATGCTGAACAAGTTGACGAACTTAAAAAGTCTGCAATACAAGAAATCATTTGGGACACAATTAATAATCTAACAAGTCTTAAGGATCATCAAGAATTCTTGTTGAAACTGTTGACTAACAAAGATAGTTTTGTCCGTAAAAAGATTATTGATCAGAATTTAAGTTACTTGAACAAGCGACTGGGCTACTATATTGACAAGTTGGGTCTACCACATCGTGTTATATTCCAAAACGATTTGAATGTAGAGATTACACAGTTGGGACAAGACTTAGACTTTGATAATTTGTCACGTGGTGAACGTAATCGATTGATTTTGAGTATGAGTTTTGCATTCCGTGATGTATGGGAAGGCCTGTATCAAAGTATTAACTTGCTGTTTATTGATGAATTGGTTGATGCTGGTATGGATAGTGCTGGTGTAGAAAGTGCACTGGCAGTATTAAAGAAAATGGCTCGCGAACGAAACAAGAACATTTACCTAATCTCCCACAAGGACGAGTTGGTAGGTCGTGTTAACAATGTACTTAGGGTAGTAAAAGAAAATGGTTTCACCTCATACTCCACAAGTGAATGAAGAATTGGAACAGTATAAGAAATTATACTCAGAATTTTTAGGCCTAATGATTGAATTGCATAACTACCATACAACGTTCTTGTCTTTTAAAAAGATAAGAAATAACCCTGGTGGTTTATTACGTAGACATATGAGAAGAATGCGTTCCATACAATATGAAATGATTCGTTTGTCAAAACTGGCCGAAGAGACACAACATATTATATCTCCGGCTCCGTTAGGTAGGCCACCTGGTGAGAAAAAACCAAAACCAGTAAAACAGAATGTGGACGTACCAGGATCAAATAGTAAACGAACTTCCCGATGATTGCGCGGGGTTTGTCTATTTGATTACAAATTTGACAAATGGCAGAAAATATATAGGAAAGAAACTCGCAAAGTTTGCGAAGACCACATATAAGACTGTAACATTAAAGAATGGCACAAAGAAAAAGAAGAAAATTCGAAGCAAAATCGAATCTGACTGGCAGGAATATTACGGGTCCAGTCTAGAGTTAACAGCAGATATAGCAAAAATAGGCAAAGAAAATTTCAAAAGAGAGATATTATATTACTGCAAAAGTAAAAGTGAATGTAGTTACATTGAGGCCCGTGAACAATTCGACCGCAAAGTACTTGAATCTACAGACTACTACAATGGACAAATCTCGGTCCGCGTTCATGGCTCCCACATTTTAAAAAAGTAATTCAGGATTGGCTCGCACCGGCTTAGCACGGGTGCCTAGTGACAACCGGATAATAACGGGGACGGAAGACTCACCGCTGAAGTGAGCACTCATCTACTATCCTTAACAGGACGAAGATCGCAAATGCTTGCGGTTTAGATGTTTGAAGATAAAGAATAAGCAAAATGAAGGGATAGTATTCCCTACGTTTATGTATATGTTAGTGTATATACATAAGCCGCCGTCGTATAAAGACGCTGCTCGAGGTACCGGATGACCGCCTCTGTAATGCAGTAACACTAAGTGACATGGTTCAACTCGGATAATGTTTCTTTGCCCTTGTCTGGGCAAAGTGTGAGCGATTAATCTGGATAATATTATTAGTCTTCGACTTAAAATGTTCTGAGCGTGAGCGATAGAACAAATGAGCGAATGCTCATTTCCTTACATAAATAAAATATCAAATTTGGAATACCCATGAAACTTAATGACATTATACTCGAAGATCTATCTCTAGATGAAATAAGCCTTGCAGGTGTTAGCCAAGGAATAGGAAAAGTTGTTGGAAACGTCAAAGGCTCCGTGCAGGGTGCGAAAAATGTTTATCAACAAAGTAGTACTGTGTCTCAAATGCTAACTAAATTTACATATTGGTTAAAACAACACAATAAGACATCAGATAGTGATTCTGTTATTGAATTTCTTAAACAACTGGGATACGGATCTCGTGCTATTGATGCTGCTCGTTCCAAATTACCTACAGAAGTAGATACTACAACATCATCAGCAGCTTCGCAAACACAACAACAAAAATTTAAAAAGGCTGCACAAACTGCTCAAGCAGGTATGACGCCTAAACCTCCAAAAGAGGAACCTGTGCCTCAGAAATTTGGATCTAGAGGTATTCCTGGCATGAATGAAGACAAACTCTCAAAAATACAAGAAAATTCCCCATTAAACAAACAACAACTTAATGATATCTTTTCAGCAGTTGCTCAATCACAACAACAAACTTCTCAACCTGCTGGACAGCCTTCGACTATGGGCAATCAAACAGCATCAAATAGTGTAAGTGGTCAGCCTTCAAACCAAGGCATCCCCTCATTTGATACAGGGGCACAATCGGTATCTACTGGAAATGCTCCTGTAATTAATGCAGAAACAATAGTTGAATATTATAAAGCAACATACAACGATGAAAAAAATGGTCCTGCACTACGTCAATCAATTCGTGACGGATTGGATCGTGCAGACAATGAAGCAAAGGCAGTGGATACTGAAAAGAAAACTATGGAAAATGTAGGGTTCAGTCGTTTCTTAGGAATTGTTCTTTAAAAGAAAGGCAAACCACTTTCCTTTGTGGTTTCCAAATTCTTTTCTACAATTTTGCTGATCAAAGTTCTTTCTTCAACGGTCAGCATATGACTGTCGTTGTAACCAATCCCGCCACGCATAAACCAGCAAATTCTTAATAATTCTTCTTTTAAGGCTCTTGTATTGCTGTCGTATTCTTTTACTATGCGTTCAATACCAGCAGCATCAAGATACAAAAGCCTCATACGAAAAAAGTTGATGCGTCAAAAACTAATGGAATTTCAACTGAGTCGCCTGAAATGCCTTTTTCTCGCATTTCATCAGTTACAGGTACAGTCATTGGTTTGATAGAATTTATATCTTTTAACTTATCTAAATGTTTTTGAATTTTATTAAAAACATCTTTGTCCACATTGTCAATAAAATCTTTAATAAAAGTGGGATTATCTGTACTACCCTGTAATGTGTCAATATGACTAATACTAGCTGATACCATACCCACTGTAGAATTAGTCAGTTTAGCAAAACTTTCTTTAAACATTTTGACTTTTTCATCTTCACTTATTGAATCATTGTTACTCAACTGCATAATTTTTTGAGTTTCAAAACTTTGTAATGCCGATTCAGTTAGTTGTTTATAGTTGAGGGGTTTGACAAATACAGTAAGTTCGCTACTAATTTCTATTGCATTATCCCAGGATATGGATTGAATCAAATTATCTAATACAGTGCGCAGATCAATTTGATAATCCATTACAATATCATTTTTAAATGTCACGGGTGTATCCATCATTTCTCCATATGTTGCAATTCTAATGGCAATAAGCATGGCATCAATGTCAATACTGGGAGCCTGCCAAGCATTTTTTATGCTGGGAATACAGTTTTGTATTACATCAACAACAGCTTGCCCATTCATTAATGCATCTGGTACATTCAATAATAATTCATCTTTGGCAGTCATTGAATATACCGGTAACTGTCCAGTCTCTGGAATTTCAATGCTGCCTTTGGGCCAAAAATTTCCACTGCTGGGTAATCTAAAGTAAATCTTAGGCTGACGCATATACATGGCCAGCGGATTTGAAATAGGCAATGATGCGGCAGACGATGGGAATTGAACATTGGTTGGTTGCACAGAATTTCTCCGAATAAATAACTAGTAGATAAGAATAATCTTTATCTTATACAGTATTTATATACGCAGAAAACTCGGGAAAAACAATGGCAACAGTTACTGGACAAATAGTTGGAGCAGATGGAATTAAGGATGTGTCCCTTAACAATGCTGCTACGGAAGCAACTCTTCGAGCTTTGTTAGCAGCCACTGCTAAAACTGAAGAAGGTATAAAAAGTGCCATGTCGTTGGCCTCCAAAGCAGGACTTGATCCTGCTACTGTGGCACAAGTTGGTCAGGGATTAACCTCTGTAACAACCAACAGTAAACAGGCCGGGGATGAATTATCTAATGCCAAAGAACAAACAAAAGAATTGAAAGTTACTTTCATGTCTTTGATGAGTGTTACTGGAAAATTGATTGAAGGATCTGCAGGCCTTAGCAGTGTTCTAGGATCCATGGCCAGTTTGTTTCCTCAAAGAATTGAGTATGTTCTTAACGCATTTTCAGCCCTTGCCAAATTTCAAGAAACAAGCATAGCATCGTATCGAGAATTAACTTCTGTGGGTGCAAATTTTAGCGGAAGTCTTTATGATATGCGATTGGCTGCTTCAAATTCATACTTGTCGCTAAAAGAATTTACTGAAATTGTAAGAAATAATGGCACTACATTTGCAAAGATGGGCGGTACAGTTGATGACGGAGTTCGCTCATTTGCAATTTTGAATAATTCATTGATTACTAGTGAAGTTGGTTCAAAACTTTTATCTCTGGGATATTCTACTGAAGATGTCAGCAAAGGGATGTTATCATTTATAAATGCTACTGGTGGGAGATCAAAAGAAGAATTATTAAACACTAATGGCATTACCGCAGCAACAGGTGAATATCTTACTGAACTTGATAAACTAACCCAACTTAGTGGTATCAGTAGAAAACAACAAGAAGAAGAACAAAAGAAAGCGGCTGCAAACGCTGCTTATCAACGAGTACTGTCTAATATGACAGAAGAACAAAAAGTTCGCGCTGAAGTAGGTAGGCAGGCAGCGGCAATGTCTGGTATTGCAGGTGCCCAAGATGCATATATGTCAAGGATAGCAGGGCTCCCTCCAATAACTAAAGATGCTAGGCAATTTGTTGGAATATTTGGACAAGCCGCTAACGGTGTATACCAAATGGCGGATCAAGCAAGAAGTGCTACAGGTACTTTGGCAGGCGTAGAACGGGGACTTGGAAATTTTAATGAAGGCGTAGTAGATGGGGTCAATCGAATAGGCACTGCTGGCGATGTGTTATCATATACTAATCAAACTGTTAGCGGCGCCGGATTGCGTGCTATACAATTGCAAAAACAAGGTGCCGACACTGCCGAAGGCAGTGCAAAACAGTTAGAAGCAACTGTTCGTAAACAAATTGCACAAAATAATTCACAGGCTAAAACTGCTGCTGATACTGAATTGGAATTTAAGAAGATAGGCAATACATTGCTGAGCGCATTGTATTATCCTATGCAGGGAATTTCTCTTGTCTTAAAAACAGTTGCTGATAGATTTTACCTAATAGGTGGAGCATTGCTGGCTTTTTATGGCACTTTGAAATACTTACAATTACGCGGAAAAGCAGATTCAGCATTAAGTGCTGGCGCAACAAGTTTTTTAAATAAATTTTCAAGTTTGGGAAGTATTAATAATCCTATGTATGTGATTGTTCTACGTAGTCTTAGTGGAACAGGGGGCAACAGTCTTTCACGAGAAACAGCAAATGGCCGATATCCAGAAAATGCCGCTGAACGTGCGGCAAGACTTGAAGCAGAAGCAAAGGCCGCTGGCGGAAGACGATATAATTCTAAAATAACTCCAGGGGTTATTGCTGGTGCTGGAATAGCTGGTTTAGGACTCGGTATGGGTGCTAATTATTTGAAAGAAAACGATCACCCAACAGCAGGAGCATACACAGATGTCGCATCAAGTGCATTAACTGGTGCAGCGTTGGGTGCAGAATTGGGAACTGTTTTTCCTGTAATTGGAAATCTAGTTGGCGCAGCGGTGGGCGGCGCATTAGGTGCTGGGGTAGGATTATTTCAAAATTGGGATGCAATTGGCGCATCACTAAAAAGTGATAGCAACAAGAAGAAAAAAGAATTAACTCCTGAAGCAGAACTTTTGCAGAAACTGCACGCGGAACAGCAAATTGCAAATGCAATTGCCGATCGTCGATTAAAACAAGCACAAGAACACTACGAAGAGAGTAAAAATAATCCGCAGCAGCCTGTAATAATTAACACTCCTCAAGGGACTGGCAGATCTGCTTACCCTAACGGATTAGGTAGCCGTTGATGAAATATGCTGCCACTGTACTAAGTCTATAAATAACGTATAAGTCGGAGAATCTACTTTGAGTTGGAAAAAATATTTCACGCCTGTTAATTTAGCAGGCAAAATGAGCCCTATCAGTGGCTCTGCCAGTATGAATATGAGTGGCAATAATCCAAGCCGTTCGAATTATAGCAGTTACTTGCCTGACGTTTATGCTGGACATCCCAACAGATTAGAACGTTATGGTCAGTACGATACTATGGATAGCGACAGTGAAGTTAATGCTGCATTTGATATTTTAGCAGAGTTTTGCTGCCAATTAAATGAAGAAAACGGAACTCCATTTCAAATTAAATTTAAAGAACAAGCCACTACAACTGAAATTAAGATCATTAAAAAGTATCTACAACAGTGGTGTAAGTTAAACAAATTCCCTATTCGTATGTTTAAAATCGTACGAAATGCATTTAAGTTTGGTGATAGTTTCTTTGTCCGTGACCCAGAAACACAGGCTTGGATGTATGTAGATCCGGCTAAAGTAGATAAAATTATTGTAAACGAATCAGAAGGCAAAAAGCCTGAACAATATATGATTCGTGATTTTAATCCTAACTTTGAAGCATTGAGTACAACTGCTATTCAACCTAGTAATCAAAGTGGTGGCGGTAGTCAGTTCGGAGGCGCATATAGCAGTGGCCAAGGCGGCGCAGGCGGCGGCAGAGGAATGACTGGTTCATTTCCAACAACTGCTGCTGGTGGCAGATTTGCTGAAAATCAAAATCAATATGCTATTGATGCACGCCACGTTATTCATATCTCTATGAGTGAAGGCTTGGACAACAACTATCCATTTGGTAATAGTTTGATGGAAAGTATCTTCAAAGTATTCAAACAAAAAGAATTGTTAGAAGATGCTATTCTAATCTATCGTATACAACGTGCGCCAGAGCGTAGAATTTTCCATATTGATGTGGGCAATATGCCCAGTCACTTGGCAATGAGCTTTGTTGAGCGTGTAAAAAATGAAATTAACCAACGCCGTATTCCCAGTATGGGCGGCGGCGGTCAAAGTTTAATTGACGCTAGTTATAATCCATTAAGTATCAACGAAGATTATTTCTTCCCACGTACTGCTGAAGGCCGAGGTAGTGATGTTACATTGCTACAAGGTGGACAAAACTTAGGAGAAATTGATGACCTTCGTTATTTTACTAATAAGTTATTTAGGGCTCTTCGTATCCCTAGTAGTTACTTACCAACTGGCAGCGACGATGGAGGAAGCAACTTTAATGACGGACGAGTTGGAACAGCCTTTATTCAGGAATTACGTTTCAACAAATATTGCGAGCGACTACAATCATTAATTAACGAGCCCTTTGACACTGAATTCAAATTGTACATTCATAGCAAAGGAATCAACGTTGACAGCAACATATTTGATATCAAGTTTAATCCTCCGCAAAACTTTGCATCCTATAGACAAGCGGAAATGGATACCGCTCGTGTTAATACTTTTAACACTATGGTTGCTGTACCTTTCGTCAGTAAACGTTTTGCTTTGGAACGATTCTTGGGATTAACAAGAGAAGAAATTGCACAAAACGAAACACAGTGGAAAGAAGAAAATGTTGACGAAGATCAATATCTAAGTGCTTCAAGTGAACTTCGTAGTGCAGGTATCACTGCCAACAATATGGCTGGAGATATTGGCGGATTAAGTGCACCCACTCCAGAAGAAAATATGGCAGGGGACGAGGGAGATGAAGGTGCAAGCCCGGTGCCAACTGCTGGCGGAAGCCCAGGTGCTGCACCTGGCGGCGAAGGCGCTCCTGCATAAATACTCGTATGATACTAAGAGAATTCCTTTATTTTGACAGAGATCAAGCAGGTCCAGAAGAAGATAATCGCTATCAAAGCCAACACGATACCAGTATTCTTAAACAAAAAGATTTAAGAAAGACTCGTTTGACTTTAAAAATGATTAACGATATTCGTAAGGCTAGTGAGGCTCATGATAAAGAACATAGGGAAGAACTTGGTTTAGTTAGAAAAATGTATGCTGCTCCTCCTCCTGAAGCAGCACAAATGTAATAAGGATAATTATGGATACTAATCAATATATGATTGACACTGCTCTACCTGGAGTATTTTTTGATATTGGCGCAAGTGTAGGTTATTATACTCCCCGCATGGCAACAAAAGCTACAAAAGTTTATGCATTTGAACCTTCCAAGCTGACTTACGGAACTTTAGTAAATGCCGTAACTGGTTTAGATAATGTTGTTACAGAAAAAATTGCAGTATCAAACAGCAATAGTAAAGTAAAGTTATACGGTCCAAAATATGAAGTAGGATCAGATTGGGGAGGATTTACTATAAATTTAGGTCTTGTTAATGTAAGTACAACTCACGAATCTGAAAATTATGAAGAAGTTGATACAATCACAATAGACGAATATTGTGCTATCCATAATATAACAAATATTACTGGAATGAAAATTGATGTAGAAACTGCTGAACAATATGTATTAGAAGGTGCTCAAGAAACTTTAAAAAATAATAATATTTTAATATCTTTAGAAACACATCATCCAATTGATTTGATAGAAGTATATAAATTAATAGTTCAAGTAGGGTATTCGGTCTATTTAAATGGCGATCAATTAGTTGATCAACTTCATTATGATAGACAATACATTTGTCGTAAATAACGTATACTATTACTCGTACTTTATAAAACTAAATATTTTTAACAAAAAACAGTCAATATAGAGTTAAACTCTGTCACTTTAAGGCCAAAACCCCCGGTTTTCAGCCTATTACGCACACGGAATTCTTCTACCGTGTAAATACAACACAGCCTTGCCGCTACCCTTATAGGAGAAATTAATATTATGTCAACAAAATTTGAACAATTGTTAGACTTTCTAGTCAACGAAGATCATGAAAAAGCAAATGAACTTTTCCACGAAATCGTTGTAGAGAAGTCTAGAGAGATTTATGAAAACCTTATCGCTGAAGAAGAAGCAGATGAGGACATGGACGAGTCCATGGATGACGAAGAAAGAGAAATGGATGAGTCTAAAGAAGAAGACGACGAAGATCAACAAGACGAAAGTATGGATCTAGAAGATTCATATATGATGGATGCTGATGAAACAGGTGATGCCACAGATGACTTTGGTGGAGAAATTTCCGCCGACGGCGACAACTTTGATGCTCCAGAACACGATGGTATGGATGATGAACACGATCATGAAGGTCAAGAAGACACTGCGATCATGGACATTAAGAATGCTATTGAAGAACTAGAAGCTGCGTTTGCTGAATTAGAACGTGCTCAAGGCGGCGAAGAAGCTGAAATGGGTATGGATGGTGAAGAACACGGCGAAGAAGAATTTGGCGACGAAGAAGATGAAGACGAAGGAATGGGCTTCATGGAAGGTCGTCGTATGACACGTGAGTACGTTGAGAAAGTTGGCCATAACTATGGTACTGCTCAAAAGACTGACGGTGATGACGCAGGTGCCGGAACTGGCGAACGCCAAAGCAAGCCATCCGCAGGTAAGAGCCCAGTTAGTTCTGGTAAAGGCAAGCCTACAACAGGCGCCAATGCTGGTAACATCCTAGGTGGAAAAGGTACTGCTGAAGGTACTAACACTGGAACAACTCCTCCAAAAGTAAGCAAAGGCATTAACCCAGAAAAGGGTGAGCAGTTTACTGGTAAAGAGTGGGAAGCTAACAGCAAGCCAGGTGCTCATACTAAAGGTTATGCTAAGAAAGAAACAGGCTGGCCACAAGGTGGAAAGACTGCCGGCCCAGTAGGTTCTGGTACAGGTGACAAAGCTGGACAGACAAGTATTGATCCAGCTACCAAGCGTCAGTTTTTACCACAGCACACAAAATAATTAGAGAAACAGGATGAAATATTCTTACTTACGTGAACATCTTAGCTTTGATCAATCTGGCATCGTTATGGAGTCGGATGACAAAGATGGCAAAAATCTTTATCTAAAAGGTATTGCCATTCAAGGTGGCATACGTAATGCAAATCAAAGAATCTACCCAGTAGATGAAATTGATCGTGCAGTTAGTACACTAATGGACCAAATTAAAAATGGTTATAGTGTATTAGGTGAAGTGGATCATCCTGATGATTTAAAGGTGAATTTGGACCGCGTATCCCATATGATTACTCAAATGTGGATGGAAGGTCCTAATGGATATGGAAAGATGAAAATCCTTCCTACTCCAATGGGTAACTTAGTACGTACTATGCTCGAAGCAGGTGTAAAACTTGGCGTAAGTTCTCGTGGTAGTGGCAATGTTAACGACATGAACGGCCATGTATCCGATTTCGAGATTA